CCCAGCAAACTTTGGGAGGAACAACCACCTACGGAACAAGTGGTGTGTATCCTTCTTTGAACGCAAACATCAATTACAATACCAGCACCTACGCAACTCTAATTGGGAAGTCTAGCTATCTGAGCCAGTATTTTGACGGATATCTGGCAGAAATGAACTTCATCGACGGCCAAGCCCTGACGCCTTCCTCCTTCGGCCAGACCGACAGCGCCACCGGCGTGTGGGTGCCGAAGAAGTACGCGGGCACCTACGGCACCAACGGCTTCTATCTGAAGTTCGCGGACGCCACCAGCACCACGACCATCGGCAACGACAGCAGCGGCAACGCCAACAACTGGACGACCAGCGGCATCTCGGTGACCTCTGGCACGACGTACGACCAGATGACGGACACGCCGACGCTGAACTATCCGGTTTGGAATCCTCTTGAGTACGATGCAGGATTGACGACGCAATCGACTCCGACGTTTGCCGATGCAAACATGAAGTTCACCGGCACCGGCGGAAGCAACAATGTTTGCACATCGCGGTCTTCAATCGGAGTGAAGACTGGAAAATGGTATTGGGAGACAGTTATTGTTGCAATTAACGGAGCCTACCCAGTCATTGGTGTAATGTCATCGCAACCATATGATCGTCTGACATCGTCTGGTTCATTCATGGGGCAATCAGCAACAACGACGATGGGGTATTCTGCAACTGGCAGTAAGTTGCAAAGCAACTCCCTCACCGCGTACGGAAACACCTTTGCGGCAAATGACGTAATCAGCGTTGCATTGGACCTAGATAATCAGAAAATCTGGTTTGCAAAAAATGGCACTTGGCAGGCTTCTGGTGACCCCGCTGCCGGAACCAACGCGGCATTTTCTGGCTTTACGGTTCCGACGGATGGGATTAGTGCCGCACTTTCTGGTTATCAATCCACCGGAGCATCTGGGAACTTCGGCCAGCGCGCCTTCTCCTACACGCCGCCCACCGGCTTCAAGGCGTTGAACACCGCCAACCTCCCGACGCCCTCCATCAAGAAGGGTTCGCTCTACATGGACGCGACGCTCCGCACGGGCACGGGTGCGACGGCTTCGGTGTCTTCGCTGTCGTTTGCGCCGGATCTGGTGTGGATCAAGAGCCGCAGCGCAGCCACCAACAACAACCTATTCGACACGTCGCGTGGAGCCACCGTTGGTCTTGTCAGTCAAACCGTAACAGCAGAGTACACTGACGCCAATTCACTCACAGCATTTAGCTCGAATGGATACTCGCTTGGCAGCGATGCTTCTTCCCGTGGCGTTAACATCAACACCAATACCTATGTGGATTGGGCATGGAAGGAAGGCGCAACGCCGGGCTTTGACGTAGTACTTTATACGGGCAACGGAACCAATCGGACTGTATCTCATTCCCTTGGAGTAGCACCGGCCTGTTACGTCTGCAAATATCGCTCTGGCTCAAATGCAGATGAATGGTTCATGTACCACAAGTCTTTGGGTGCCACCAAGTATATCCGGTGGTCTCAGGCTCTAGGGGCTTATACAGGCTCTACATATTGGAATGATACTGCGCCAACATCTTCTGTCTTTTCGCTTGGTACAAATAGCGCCATCAACACAAACAGCTCTCTCTATGTCTCGTATCTTTGGTCCGAGATTGAAGGCTTCTCTAAGTTTGGCAGCTATGTCGGCAACGGCTCAACGGATGGGCCGTTTGTGTGGTGTGGATTTACGCCCAAGTGGATTTACATAAAGGGTGACAGTGCATCTTCTGGGCGACAGTATGACACTGAAAGGCTCCCTTACAATCAGGCAAGCTCCCCACTTTACTTCAATGCAGCTAGTGCGGAATCTGCTGAAGCTGGTGGCATAGACATACTATCTAACGGATTCAAACTTAGGTGGTCAGACTCCGTTCTCAACGGTAGCGGAACTACATTCATTTTCATGGCATTCGCTGAAAACCCCTTTAAATATTCGAGGGCCCGATGATTCCCATCTTGTACGCAGTGTGGTGCGGCATCTGCTGGCGTCTTCGCGGCGGGGCCCTCAACCAGATCGTCAGCATGCTGGGCGGCCCCGTGGGCACGGGCGTGACGCGCATCGTCACCAGCTTCCTCATCGTGGCTCCCCTCGCTTACCTCCAGTGGAAGCTGGCGGTGCTGTGGCCCTTCGTCTTCGCGGCGATGACCCTCCCCTACTTCGACAAGTCCATGGGCCTCACGGAGAAGGGTAGGGACCACTTCTACCTTGCCCTCTGGGGGGTGGCGGTGGCGGCACTTTCCCTCGCGCCTCTCGCGTGGCACAACCCGTGGGTCCTCCTCAATGCCCTTGGCGGCATCCTCTTCATGGTGGCCTATGCAGTCAATAAGCCCCTTGGTGGCAAGTGGACCGAGAGGGCGGAGTGCTGCGTGGGCTTCCTCCTCGGTATCCTCCTGTGGGTATCCGTCCATGGATGAGCATACCAAGACCCTCGTGGATACCGCCAGCGTCGCCACGGTGGTAGGCACCCTAGCCGGAATCCTTCCCGCAATCGCCGCCCTTTTCACCATCGTGTGGACCGCCATCCGCATCTACGAGTCCCGCACCGTGCAGGACTTCCTCAAGAGGCGCAAAGGTGGCTGACGGCATCCCGAGTCCCCGCCTCATCTCCGTAGGTGCCAAGGCTGGCATCAACCGCGAACTCACGAAGTATGCGGGCGAGGGCGGCTGGTACGACGGGGACAAGGTGCGCTTCCGCTTCGGCCAGCCCGAAAAGATCGGCGGGTGGCAAAACATCAATGGCGTGGGGGATAGCGTCACCGTCCCCGGCGTGGGCCGCAGCCTCTTCACGTGGGTCAATCTGGCGGGCGGCACCTACTTGGCGGTGGGCACCAACTCCCACCTGATGGTGTGGGACGGGGGCAAGTACTACGACATCACCCCCGTCGATACCTCCGTGTCGGCCTCCGACATCATCAGCACCTCGGCAGGCTCCACCCTCATCACCGTCTCCGTGTCGGCTCACGGCCACTCCACGGGCGACTACTTCTATTTCACCTCCGTGGCAACCACCGTTGGGGGCAACGTCTACCCCGTGTCGGCTCCCCTTGGGGGCTTCGAGATCGCGGTGGTGGACGCCAACTCCTTCACCATCGACACCGGGGTCACCGCCGCAGCCACCTCTGCCTCGGGCGGGGGTCTTGCAACCGGCTTCTTCCTCCACCCCTCCGGCTTCGCCAGCAATGCCCCCAATTTCGGGTGGGGCGCCGGTGTGTGGAGCGGGGGCCAAGGCTGGGGCACTCCCGCCTCCTCCGCCTTCGTGGCCCCCTTGCGCTACTGGAGCATGGACAATTGGGGCGAGGACCTCGTTGCGTGCCCCCGCAACAACGGCATCTACTATTGGGATTCCTCCCAAGGTACCGCCAAGCGGGCCTATCAGGTTACCGCCACGCCCTCCCAGAATACGCAGATCCTCGTCAGCCCCGAAGATCGCCATCTCATTACCTTCGGGTGCCCCGATGCCCTCACGTCGGTGGTGAACCCCCTCTACATCCGGTGGTGCAGCCAAGAGAACATCAACGATTGGACGGCCTCCGCCACCAATACGGCAGGAGACAAGGTCCTCTCGGGTGCCTCCAAGATCGTGGCGGCGCGGCGTACCCGTGGCCAGATCCTGATATGGACCGACGAAAACCTCTACAGCATGCAGCAGGTGGGCCCGCCCTACACCTTCGGCTTCCAGCTCATTGGCACCAACTGCGGCACCTTGGGGCAGAATGCCATGGTGGAGGTGGGTGGCCGTACCTTCTGGATGGCCGATGAGCGCTTCATGGTGTATGATGGCGCAGCCGCCCAGCCCCTCAAGTGCGACGTGCTGCGCTACGTCTTCGAGGCCCTTGATCGCACCCAGTTGGACAAGATCGTGTGTGGGAGCAACACCTCCTACAACGAGGTCATCTGGTTCTACCCCACCACCTCCGGCGAAGTAGACCGCTACGTCATCTTCAATTACATGGAGAATACGTGGAGCATCGGCAGCATGGTGCGCACGGCGTGGATCGACCAAGGGATTGCCACCTACCCCATCGCGGCGGGCGTGGCCTCTTCGGCTACCAAATTGTACTACCACGAATATGGCAACGATGACGACGGGCAGGCACTTCCTTCCTACATCGAGAGCAATCTCTTTGACCTTGATGCGGGTCAGGAACTCATCTTCTTGGATCGCATCGTTCCCGACTTCTCCGACAGGAATGGAGATGCGATGCCGGGCAACGTGGAGATTACCCTCCACACCCTCAAGTATCCCAACACTCCCGCCTCTCAGGAGGTGACGAAGGGTCCCTTCACCGTGTCGGCCCACACGCAAAAGATCGATCTGCGCATACGTGGCCGTCAAGCATATTACCGCATTGACGGCGACGGGGTCAACACTTCTTGGCGCCTCGGTGCCTTGCGCTTCCGTGTCGCGCCGGACGGCCAGCGATGAAGCCCCTGCTTCCCCTTCCCCCCGCATCCCTCCTCCCTGATGCCCAGCGCTCATGGGGCGAGTTGGTGCGCGTCCTCAACCTCTACCACGGGCAGGTGGTGACGGGCCCCGCAGTGACAGGCTACGCGGTTTCTGGTACAATACCTACCAGCGCCACCATCGACCTCGGTAACATAAATGTCACTGCGGTGGCCTATACGGTGGTGAAGCTCCTCAGCGACCTGCAGGACAAGGGTTTGGTAAAGGTGGACCAGACATGAGCGAAGATTACGGGGCCCTGCCTCAACCTGACTACACCTATCGAGGGCTTCGCTACTCGAAACCCGCAACCACTGTCCGCGTGTACGATGAGAAGTTGGG